ATCAACTGGTTGAACGGGTTGTTGTCGCCGTCGTGCGTGCTGATGATGCGCAGGTCGCCGCCCCAGATCAGCAGGGCCATCGCCGCTTTCAAAATCTCACCCTGCGCCTCGTGGAACGCTGCCTCGTCCAGAATCACCCGGCCCTGTTTGCCGCGCAGGTTGCGCGGCTTGGAGCTGAGCGCCGTGATGCGGTTGCCGCTGGCGAACTTGATGGAAAAGGCAAAAACCGACTTCTTTTCTTCGCCTTCGAGCCAAACCTCCTCCGACACCTCGATGGCCTCGGCCACGCTGTTGAAGTGTTCAGCCCACTGGGCGCAGTCCAGGATAAATTCAATCGCCATGTCCTTGACATAGCCGATGTACCAAACATCCTGACCGCTCGCCGCCGCCGCGCACAGCACCGAGTCGCAGGCCTCGGCCCAGCTCAGGCCGATACGGCGCGACTTTTCCACGACCTTGACCTGCGCTTTGTCGGCCAGCCAGCGCTGCTGATAGGGCAGCAAGACAGCGGGCACACGCGACTCGAACTTGTAGTCGGCCTGCACGCCCAGCGCCCGCATCTCGGGCGTGATGATGCTGGTGCCGCTCATGCTTTCTTGGCCTCTGGAATGCCCAAAATCTTGGTGCGGATCAGCTCGACGGCTTCGTCGCTCAGGCCGGCCTTTTTCGCCGTCTTGGCAACATCGGTGGCGACCTTGGCCGCTTCGGCGGCAATGAGCTTGCGCAGGTTGATCGCCTTGTCCACCGCCAGCTTGTCGGCGCTGGCCAAGTCCTTCAGGGTTTTGCCGAGGAACATCAGGTCTTCGGGGCTGGCCGTGTCCAAGTTGCCTATGGTCTTGAAGGCCACGACGCGCAGCATCTCCAGCAGCATGCGGCCCACGTCGCCATCTGGCTCCTTGCCCAGCTTGTCCACCCAGACGGCGGCCACCTGGGTTGCCTGGCGGTAGCTCTCCATGCTCTCACGGGCATTTTTGACGTAGCGCCCAATCGACGAGCGCGACGCTTCGCCGCCCAGCGCCTCAACGAGCTGGACGATTTCGGCAATCGTAGCTCGTCCCTCGCGCACCGCCGTGTCCACCGCCTGCTTGATGGCCGGGTCCAGCTTGGTGACGTTGCTCGGGCGCGACGGCGTGCGCTTAAATGTGCTTTTATCGGCCATAAAACGCGCTCAGGGCATCGGCTTTTTAACGCCCGGCACGCTGGCGCGCCCGGCGGCCACGTCCGCGCCACGGGTGGACAGCGTGGCCAGCGTCACGTCGCCCACGGTGCGCGCCGTCACCAGCGCTTGCTCGGCCAGCCAGGCAATGTCAGTACGCACCTGGTCAATGCTCGCGTTGTGGCCATAAATCTGACCGATGGCATCGCGCAGCAAAAAGGCATTGGCGCTGTAGCCCGGCGTTTCAACCAGCACCAGCAGGATCGACAGGCGGCGGTCTTCGGCCAAGCGCGTGGAAAAATCAGGGTTTGACATGGTCATTTCTTGTTGAGCAAAAAATCTTCGATCCGGTTGAGCGACTGGCGCGAGGCCAGCATGTCCCGCTGGATGGCTTCTTGCGCTGTCTGCACCGCCCGCATTTCGCCCTGCAGCACCGAGAGCTGCTGCTGCGTTGGGACATAGCTCATCTGCGTCTCGATGCGGCCAATGCGGTTGGCGTACTCGGCGATGGCTTTGTTCATGGCTTCCTCGACGGCCTTGATGTGCTTGGTGTTGTCCTTGTCACGGGTGGCAAACCAGGTGTAGGCAAACACTGCCGCAGTTCCCAGCGCGTTGAGCACGCCCAGCCAGAACCGGCCTGCGTCGTAATCAATCGTCATGGCGCGCCTCCATCGGTGCGAGCGGCCAGGTTGCCGATCACGTTGTCTTTTTCGCGGGAGCCGCGCGAGGAGCCGAACTCGAACTGGAAGGCGTCGCGCAGGCACGCGCCAAAAATGCCCGCGATGGTCGAGATGATGCCCACCGCCTCGCCCGGCAGGCCGGTGCGAAACCAGATCAGGCTGACCAGGCAGGCAATGAGGCCCAGCACCGCGCCCAGCACCATGATGTCGGCGCGGGTGAGTGGGGGCGGCGGGGGCGGGGCGTGGGGGCTGGGCGGGGTGTCGGGCGTCATGCACCGACTTTGCCGCGCGCGCCCGAAAGAGGCTATTAAAGGCGTTTAGGCTGGAGTTGTGCCAGCCTGTTCAGCCCCGAGTGTGATCACCCCATAAGCCCTGGCACGACCAAGGGCAACATCTTCACCGCGTGACAGCAGTTTTGCGACCCAAATGTCGGTGGCAAAAAGCAGTTCAATCAACAGCATTTCATTGAGCCACATCAGGTCGTTACGAAGCATGTCGCGAGAGGGATAGTGCCCCCAAAGTTCTGGCAAAGCGATGGCCAAAACATGTTCGTTGGCAGTGCCACCGTGACAATCTGCAAGTAATTGAAGCAACCTCAACCTTCGGTCTTCGGCTGTTATTTGCTGCAAACGCAGCCTGCGTGCCCCGGTTTCAGCCATAGCATCAATTTCTTGATTGACCAGCCCGCTTTGGTTGCGCTGCGAGAGTAGCTGTGCCTTCGATGATTTTCTTTCCGGAATCATCTGCAGCCTCATAGTTGGAGAGCAACGCCACCGCTCTATGGGTCAACCCCATCGCTGCAAGTGGTGGACGTTCTCCTGTTAAGAGCCATTGTGGTTCTGCGCCGAATTCCAGCAAAAGCGACAGCAATGAAGCTCCATTCGGTATTGCTGCGCCCGCTTCCCAACGTACTACGGTTTTTTGCGCCACGTTAAGCTTTTTCGCAAATTCATCGTGTGTGAGGTCGCTCCTCAACTCCCGGATGCGCGCACCGATGGCTAAGTGAATGTCACAAGAGGGGCAAATCTGGGTAAGAGGAGCTATCGCCTTGCCACACGCCTTGCAAGCGAGCAGCCCATTCATGTTGTTGCCCGAACTCATGCTGGGTTTTTTCCTGAACGGTAAAGCCGCACCACCAGCTCCCTGACGATAGATAAATCTTCTGGTTGCAAGCTGGACAGCGCTTCTGATATTTGCGAAATCTGCAATGCAGCGTTGCCAGCGTTCGTGTGTGCATCAACAGTTTTATCGGTCATTGGGCCGCCTGTCGGCTCCATGCTCGTGACCACCTGCGAGGTTGATCTCAGTTGCTGCAGCAATGCGGGGCTGACATGGTGACCTGTCAGCACATAGGTTACGTCAATGCCCAAACCGCTCATCTTCACCAAGTAGTCGGCTTTTGGTGAAGCAGCATCAGCCTCCCAGTCAAGCACTGATCTTTTGCTTACATCGAGCTGGCTACCCAGTTCAGTTTGCGAAAACTTGAGCCTTTTTCTTTCCTCTGTAAGGCGCTCCCCAAACTTTTTTTTCATATTTCTTCACCTTTGTGTTGATTTGTGAAGAAAACTTCACCATAATTGCGTCCATCACATGCAATTCCTGCAAGTGTCCAAACAGCTAGACGAAAGGATACCGCAACCATGCACCCCGAACAAATCAAGGCAGACCTTCGCATGAAGGGCGTCACTATTGCGGCGCTGGCCGACCAGTTGGAGCTGTGCGGCTCCACGGTGAGCCAGGTCATCAGTGGCAAGGGCGTCTCGGCCCGTGTGCGCAGCCATATTGCCCAGATCACCGGCCACTCGGTGGAAGTGCTCTGGCCGCCCAAACAGACGACCGGCCTGCGCCGCACCCGTCACGACAACGCCGCCGTTTCCCAGCCCAAAGCCTGAAAGGCCACCTCTCCATGAACTCGCAAATCCAACCGCTGGTCACTCTCAGCCACAACCGCCCGATCACCACGTCGCTGACGGTCGGAGACCACTTTGTCAAAAAGCACCTGCATGTGCTTGAGGCCATCCGCAACCTGGATTGCTCGGCAGATTTCCGTGAATCGAATTTTCGATTCACCTCTTACAACGACATCCAGAACAAATCTCGGCCCATGTGCGAAATCACCCGTGACGGCTTCATGTTCCTGTGCATGGGCTTCACGGGGGCCAATGCGGCGCACTGGAAAGAAATCTTCATCAAAGAGTTCAACCGCATGGAGCAGTCACTGAGCGGGCGCGCACCCAATCAAGCCGACATGTTCGCCCAGCCCGCAGCGCCTGCCCCCACCCTGACAGCCAAGTTTGCCGAGCTGGAAGCCAAGCTGGCCCACTCGCTTGAAACGCAGGCGCTGCAAAAGCAGCTCATCGCCTCCCAGGCCATGGTCGTTGCCCTGACGGCCAACCCCAAGCCCAAGCGCACCAGCCCACGGCGCGAGCCGGTCACCGCCGCCGAAATGGAATCCATGCGCAGGCTGCACGCCGAGGGCATGTCGAACACGGCCATTGCCAAAAAGCTGGGCCGCAGCACCGCCACGGTGAGCTGGGCGGTTCGTGAGCAGTTGATCTGAAAGGCAAATCACCATGAACTCACAAATCCAACCGCTGGTGGCGCAAGAAGCCGCCGCACTGCGCCGCATCGCCAACAACCAGTACGAAGGCGATTACGTCACGGCATTCGGCCCCGGTGTGTGGCAGCAATTTTTTGCCGTCACGATTGACGACGGCAAGCTCAACGGCGAAATCGACTTTTACAGCGAGCGCTATGACCATGACGCTGGTCCCAGCGGGTGGGATATCGAAGTCTGTGACACCGAAAAGCTGCGCCTGCACCTCAAACCCTGCCGCCAAAATTTTCGGGCCTTGCTCTGGATGATCCGCTGCCTCCTGGGCGGCAGGACGTTGACTTTTACCGACGGTTTGCAGCTCTCCCGCCAGAGCCACCTGAACGAGGTGAATGAACACAGCCCTTGCCTCGGGGTTGATGTTTCCTTCGAGAACTACACCGGCCCGGTGACGGCATCTTTCCAAGCCGCCTAAGCACCATGAACCATCCCCTCAAAGCCACGCTCACCCGCTGCCGCCACGGCCAGGCGCTGGTGGTGCTTGACAGCGAGCCGTTCAACGGCCTGGAAATCCGCCCCGGCCAGTTGCGCGCTCTGGCGCAGCAACTGACGGCCATTGCCGACATGGCGGCCCGCCTGCCCACCGGCGGCAAGCACTGGCGAGCCACGCAGGTGAGTTTGGACACGCCTGAGCTTGTCCAGAAAGGCAATGCGGTATGAGCTGGCTGTCTGTGCCGCAACTCGACAGCCTGCCCGGACTGCCTGCGAGCCGTCCACGTCGGCGCGAATGGCTCGACCGGCAAAACACCACCCGTCGCCAGCGCGCCGGAAAAGGCGGTGGCTTTGAATACCTCAGCACCGACCTCCCCCCGGAAACCCAGCAGGCGCTGGCCGCGCAAGCCGCTGGGGCCATCAAGCCCGCCGTCGATGCCCTGGCCGCTGGCAAGCGCGCCAAAGAGGTGGCCCAGGTGCAGGCCTGCGCCACGTCGATGGCCAAGTACGGCATCAACCTGGAAGCCGCTGGCGGCTTTGACCCGGCCCGCAACCCCAAGCTGGACCTGTTCCAGCGCTTCGAGAAATACCACGCCGTGCGCGGTGCCGCCGTCTGGCCGACCATCCTGGAGTTTGTCCAGGTCTGGGCAGCCGGTCATATCGAGTCGCACCCGGCCACACGGGCCGCTTACCCCACCATCCCGGCCAAGACGCTGGACAAGTGGTACCGCGCCTGGCGCACCCAGGGCGTCGAAGCGCTGCTTGAGCGCAAGCCGCGCAAGGACAAAGGCCAGACCGGACTCAAGCGCGACGACGAGCTTTATGACGTGTTTTTGGCCGCGCTGGCCGAGATGCACGACCCCACGGCGCGCCAAGTCGAGCGCGTCATCCGCGACCAGCTGGGCAAAGACCGCGCGCCGCCGCTCAGCACGCTCAAACGCTGGCTGCGCGAGTTCAAGGCCACCAACGCCCCGGCGCTGCTCATGTTTAAAAACCCGGACGGCTACAAGAACAAGTACCGCTCGGCTTTCGGCTCACAGATGGACGGCATCACCCGGCCCAATCAGCAGTGGCAGCAAGACAGCACGATTGGCGACGCCATGCAGCGCGCCGATCTGGCCTTTGATCTGGTCGATGCCGACACCGGCGAGATTCGCCGACACGCCATCATTGCCTCTATCGACGTGTTCACCCGCCGCGCCAACGTGGTGGTCGCACCGACCAGCAGCGCCAACGCGGTCAAGGCCGTGACGCGGCTGTGCATGCTGGCCTGGGGCAAGCCCGAGCAGATCAAGACCGACAACGGGCGCGACTACACCGCGCAGGACTATGACTTTGCCCTGGACAGCCTGGGCATTGAGCACCGCCTTTGCACGCCCTTCAGCCCAGAGCAAAAACCGTATGTGGAGCGCTTCATCGGCACGCTGATGCACGACCTGTTCCCGATGCTCGAAGGCTTTATCGGCAAATCGGTGGCCGAGCGCAAGGCCATTGAGTCGGCCAAGAGCTTTGCCCAGCGCTTCGGCCTGGGCGCGATTGACCTGCGCATGGGCGCTCGCCAACTGCAAGACGTGATCGACGGCTGGCTCGACGAGTACCACAGCCGCACCCATTCCGAGCTGGGCTGCAGCCCCAATGAGATGGCCGAGCGCCACGCCACGCACGTCGTGCGGATCGACGAGCGGGCGCTGGACATCTTCCTGATGGCCGTCGCTGGCAAGGGCACCCGCATGGTGGGCAAGCGCGGCATTTCTCTGGGCAACGGCTGGTTCGCCGCGCCTGAGCTGGCCGCACATGTGGGCAGCACGGTGCGCTGCAGGCAGGACGAACTAGACCTGGGTTCGCTGCATGTTTTTGCGATGGACGGCTCGTTTATCTGCAAGGCGCTCGACCACAGCATGCTGGGCATCAACCGGGGCGAGCTGGCTGCCAAAGCCCGAGCCATCGAAGCCGCCACGATCAAGCCGATGGTCGATCAGCTGCGCAAGTCCATGAAAAAGCGCCTGACCAAGCAGGCCGTGCAGTCGCTCTACAACGACAAGGAGCGCGCCGCCGAGGCCAGCGCCAGCAATGTCCACCGGCTCGCGCCGCGTGTGGTGGCGCACAGCACGCCCGCCATCGACTCGGTGCTGGCCAGCTTTGACACCTCGGCGCAAGACGCCGCCCGCGCCCGTGCCAACGCCCTGTTCGACGAGCAGGACGCCCGGCCCGCACCGGCACCCGTGATTTCGATGGCCAGCGCCAACCCGATTGGCCGCTACAGCGCCTGGGTGCGGCTGCAGGCGCGCCAGGCGCGCGGCGAGGCCATCAGCAAGCGCGATCTGGACTGGTTCGCCAGCTACCAGGGCAGCAAAGAGTTTTGCAGCTGGCATGAGCTGCATGAAGGTTCTGACCCTCTGGCCGAAGAGGCCAGCGGGTAAAGAAAAACCCGCCAGCGCTGACACGCGGGCGGGTTCAAGGTTTCCCAACCAAAACAAACAATTTTTAGCTAAGAAAGTGAAAGTGTATGACAAAGTCCTCTGATTACCAAACCGACCTGTTCCAGGGCAACCAGGTCGCCAAGCTGACCAACGTGGCGTTCGCCATCGAAGCGATCAACCAGGTCACCGACGTGAACGACCTGGGCGCGCCGCACATGGCCGTGCTGTTCGGCCCTCCGGGCTACGGCAAGACGCAGGCCGCCATGTACCTGTCGCATCCGCAGGGCCGCAATGCCGTGTTTGTGGCCATCCGCATGTTCGACACGACCAAGACGCTGGCGCAACTGCTGTGCCTTGAGCTGGGCATTGTCACCAAGTCCCAGTGGCCGGTGGCCACGCTGTATGAACACATCGTGCGCCGCCTGCAGCAGCTCGACCGCCCGCTGGTGATTGATGAGGTCGATTACATCGCCGAAAAATCGACCATCGACTTCATCCGCACCATTCACGACAACACGACGATTCCCATCGTCCTCATCGGCGAACAGGACTTGAAGCGCAAGCTGATGTCGCGCCACGAGCGTTTCCACGACCGCGTGCTGGTCTGGAAAGAGGCCCAGCCCTGCGACGCGCATGACGTGAAAAAGCTGGCCGTCCACCACGCGGGTGATCTGGTTTTTGGCGCGGATGTGATTGAGGCGCTGGTGGTCAAGACGGCCGGAGTGGCGCGCCGGGTTTACAACGAACTCAAGGCGCTGCGCGAAGAGTGCAAGCGCGCTGGCACCAGCACGCCGACGATGGCCATGCTGGGCAACCTGCGCACTGCGAAAGGTGTGCGATGAGCCGCAACCCCATCAACATCGAGTTACGCGGCCTTCAAACGCCCCGTGAACGCGTCTGGGACGCCGTGCTGCTGCTGGACAAAGCGGGCGTGCCTTTTAACAAGACCACTATCCAGGACAACTGCAACCCGATGGTGAGCTGGACGCTGGTGGACGACTACACCAAGGCGCTGGAAAAAGCGGGCTACCTCACTCGTGTGGGCGGCGTCGGCCCCAGCCAGGGCGTGGTGGGCAAGCCTATCGAGTACATGGTGGCCAAGTTCCAGCGCGAGGCGCCACGCGTCAGCCTGAAAGTGGACAAGGTCACTCAGGGCGAGGGCAACGAAGCGATGTGGCGCGCCATGAAGGTGCTGCCCATGTTTGACTACAAAGACATTGCCCAGGCCGCCACGCTGGGCACCGTGCAGGTCAAGCCGCTGACCGCCAAGGTGTACGTGTGCGAGTTGGCCAAGGCGGGCTACCTGATCACCATGCGCCCGTCAAAGCCCGGCACGCCAGCGCGCTACAAGCTGGGCAAAAACACCGGCATGCACGCGCCCGCCATCACCCGCACAAAAGTGGTGTTTGACCGCAATACGGGCCAGGTCGCCAATTTGCAAACCGTCCAGGAGATTTGCGATGACCTTGAATAAACCGGCCAAGGTGTGCGGCGTGCTGCCCGCCGATGTCAAAGCTGCGCTGCAGGGCGCGGTCAACCAGAGCGGCTCGCAAGCCAAGGTGGCCGAGTCGCTGCGCGTCAGCACCGCCGTGATCAGCACGCTGCTCAACGACAAGTACCCCGGCAATGTCGAGCTGATGGCCCAGCGCATCCGGGGCCAGTACATGCACGCCACCGTGATGTGCCCGGTCATGGGCACCTTGGGCAAACACAACTGCCTCGACAACCAGGCCATGCCCGTGGCCTTTACCAACCCGCTGCGGGCAGCGCTGGGCCGCGCCTGCAAAACCTGTATCAACCGCAAGGAATCGCCATGAAAAAAACCTTTCAGGTTCGCATCACGCTGGCGGACGGCACGGTGCATCTGCGCAAAGTGTCCGCCCACAGCGAAGTGGAGCTTTTCGACTGCGTCAAGGCGCTGTCCAAAGAATTTCCCACCTATGTCCGGTGTGAAGGAACTTTGGTGAAGGAGCAGCCATGAAAGGAAAAACCCTCCCTCAACCGGTCGCATGCCCGGTGCTGCGCCGTTGCACTCAGTGCCGGTACCCATTCGCACCTGGCGCGATTGAGCACCAGCCGCGCCGCCGCCGCTGGTCCAGGGCGACCCGCATCGCCGTGGTGCGTGCGGCCCTTGTGCTGGTGGTGCTGGCCTCGATGGCGGCGATGGGCTCTCTGCTGACTGGAGGCCTGCTGTGAGCCGCAGCGTGCTGGCGCTGGTGCTTGCCGCGCTGATTTTGCTGTCCAGCCTCGCAATGGCTGGCATTTTTGCCCTCTTGATTTACCGATTTCTGTGAGCCGTACTCCCTCTACCTCTGGAGAAACCATGACCCTCAAAACCACAAAGACCGAAGCCTCCGACGCGCCCCTGGTCGTGCCCAACCGCCGCCACAGCGCAGGCAGCCGCGCCATCCTGAACCACCTGGCCAAGATCGCCCCCATGAGCGCTACGAGAGCTGAGCTGGCCGCTGTGTTCTACAAGGCTGACGACAGCCAGGACACCAGCAGCAAGCCGTCCAATCGCAGTTACATGGCGCTGGTGACGATGGAGAAAAACAGTTACGTCATCCGCCTGGGCGTCAGGGAAGACCGCAAATTTACGCTCGGCCCTGCGGCCAAACTCATCGCCGCGCACCAGCCAAAGCCTGAGCCAGCCAGCGCCGTAGCGCCAGCGCCAGCGTCCCGGCCCCACACGATGCAAAAACCAAAGTACGAGCCAAAGCCGTGGAACGTGCCGCGCGCGGGCGCTCAGGACTTCAAAGCCGCCCCCAGCGTCGGCAGCCGCTGCTGAAAGGTCCGCCATGAACTCCGAAGAAGTCCAAGAGCGCAAAGCGCAGATCACCCAGCTGACCGAAAAGTTGGTAGCCGCCGCTGATGGAGCACCGCACAAATTGCTGATCGAAGCCTTGATCAATGCGTTTGTCATCGTCTCTGAAAAGCATCGCTGCTGCACTGGAAAGTCCGCGTATCGCGCCATTCTGGCCGCCGAGCATCTGTTCAGTCTGTCCTCGAAAAACGCTGCAGAAACCGAAAACCGCCCCCAGGGCGCACCCCTTCACTGAACCATAAACCAGGAATAAAACCATGTCTCAGAACAACCCCATCACCATTCCAGCAGGCTACCGCGCCGACGCCAAAGGCTGCCTGGTGCCCGAATCCATGATCAAGCCCATCGACCGCGCCCGCGACGAGCTGGTGCGCGAGCTGGCCGCTCAGGCGCGCATCGTCAGCGCCAGCCTGCGGGCATTCAAGACCCGCGTGTTCGAGGACATCAACGCCTTTGTCGATCTGTCCGCTGAAGAATACGGCGTGTCCCTGGGCGGCAAAAAGGGCAACCTGACGCTGTACAACTTTGACGGTTCCTTCAAAGTGCAGGTGTCCATTGCCGAACACCTCGTTTTTGACGAGCGGCTGCAGGCAGCAAAGCACCTCGTTGACGAGTGCATCACCGACTGGTCCAAGGGCAGCCGCGACGAGATCAAAGTGCTGGTGCAGTCGGCCTTTGCGACTGACAAAGAAGGCAAGATCAACACCGGGCGCGTGCTGGGCCTGCGCCGCCTGGACATCCGCGATGAGAAATGGCTGCGCGCCATGCAGGCCATCGGCGAGAGCTTGCAGGTGATCGGGAGCAAAGAGTACGTGCGCTTTTACGAGCGCATCGGCACCACCGATCAGTACCAGCCCATCAGCCTCGACATAGCGGCGGTCGCATGAGCACCCCTACGATGAAGCAAGTCGCAGCCGGTCAGGTGCGCAGCCTGCGTGCCATGCGCGCCAAGCTGCTGGGCATGGCAGACCGCTGGGAAGACATGGACGAGTACAACCGCAGCCGCTTGACCGAGCTGGCCGACCAGGCTGAGGCCT